GTTCCATCAAGAACAATAGTCCACTTACTTGTACCAAACGCTATGCTGCTTGATCCAAGCGCAACATTGCCACTGCCATCAACTGACAGATTGTCATGGTTTGCTATGCCCAGACTAGACAAGCTAGGTGTAGACACAGTACCAAAAGATAGCTGACCTGACCCATCAGTCTTTAGGAACTGTCCAGCTGATCCGTCTGCTTGTGGGTAGTTCAGTCCATCAAGAACCACAGAACCAGAACCATTAGGAGTGATGTTAATATCGCGGTTAGACACAGAAACAATACTATTCGTTCCAACATCAAGCGATCCTCCCAACACAGGTGTTGTGTCTTCAACCACATTAGCCATCAAGCTACCAGCACTAAACGCTCCTTGCTGCCAAGCCGATCCATCCCATACATTTAGCTTATTGCTTGTGCTGTTAAAATAAAGACTGCCAGTAAGAAGCGCATTTCCGTCATTGTCAGTCGACGGAGCCGATGACTTTGCACCAAGGTATCGATCATCAAAGCTATCCAGTGCAGCTTCAGCCGCAGCCTGCGCTGCTTCCGATGCAGTTTTTGCAGTTTCACTAGCAGTCTTCGCAGTTTCACTTGCAGTCTTTGCTGTCTCAGCAGCAGTCTTTGCTGTTGTTGCTGCTGTAGCCTGAGTTGTTGCAGTTGCGGCTTGAGTACTTGCTGTATTAGCGTGACCTTGCGCTGTTGTAACAAGACTGTTTAAAGAAGTTTCTTGTGTCGTGCTAACCTTTGTAAACACCTCAACATACAGTATATCACCAGCCGTAGCACCAGCATTAAGAACTACATTGTTACCAGATATATGATAGTCATTTGTTGATCCGTTAGAACCCTCAACTAAACGAATACCATTTTTAAACACAAGCGTATTGCCATTGGCAAAAATCGACATAGTTTGGCTTGCGTCATCTGTTGTGAATGTCGTCTGATTCGATGTGGCGGTAAATACATGAGTTGTTGTCAGCCCTTGCAAGTAAGCTCCAGCTAATTGAAATGATCCACTCACATAAACTTTTAACGCAGAATTTGTAGTATCATACCAAAGATCACCTTCGCTTGGAGATGATGGAGCAGATGAACCAGCACTAAATAAATCATTAAATGAATTAACAGCAGTTAATGTGCCAGCAACCGTGTTTACATTTGCTATTGAACTAGCAACAGAGTTTATGTTTGTACTGTTACCTGCAACAGAGTTTATGTTTCCTATATTGGAAGCAACAACAGAAAAGTTGTTCGTTACAGTAGTTATACTGTTGCCCATGGCATTACCGTGTACTGTACAGTAATACAATAATCCGCTTGATGGTGCGTTAGAATCTACAATAATTGTAGTTTTTGCACCACTTGAACCCGGAGTTCCAGTGCTAGTTACTCCTGTCGTATAAGAACTGCTGCCGTTCTTAAAAGCTAATGGATGACCAGAGTTACTAGCATCAGATTGATCAAATATGTATGTATTACCACGATCAAGCTGAAGCGAAGGCTTGTTACTTCCATCTACAACAAAAACGTTAACTCCACCCACATTTGCAACAGTAACCACAAATGTAGTTGACGATGATAAAGCATTGGCAAGAGTCGTAACATCAGAGCTAATACCCGCTACGGCTGTTACATTGGAAGCTACGCCAGCTACAGTTGTAACGCTAGAAGCTATACCGCCAACAGTATTTACGTTAGATATAGCACCTGCAACAGTGTTAATATTACTTGAGTTACTATTCACACTACTTACAGCAGATGATATACCTGCAACGCTAGTAACATCAGAAGCTATACCAGCTACCGTGGTAACGTTCGCTTGAACACCAGCTACGGTAGTCACATTAGCCTGTATCCCTGCAACCGTTGTTATGTTGCTGGCAATTCCTGCGGCT